GCGGCTCGTCGCCGCTGGAAATGCTAAACTATGAGTAAGAAACCTTTTAAAGAGACTGCGGTAGGTAAGTTTTTACTTAAAAAGCTACCAGGTGTTGTAACAGATGTGTTGCCGGATAAAGGTGTACTTGGTATTGTAAAAAACCTTATCGACAGCGATGAATCTATATCGCCAGAAGAAAAACAACGACTAAAAAAAGAACTATATGAAATAGAGGTTGCTGACCGTGATAGTGCGCGCCGTAGAGAAACTGAAATTAAAAAAGCAGGCGGTCAAGACTGGATGATGTTTATCACCGGTATTATTGGTTTGCTTTCTTTTGTTTTTATGATCTACGCTGTTGTTTATATCCCTTCCGTAAGTGAGAATGATTTATTTGTTCATTTAATGGGTATGATAGAAGGGGTAGTAATTTCAAACATATTCGCATACTACTACGGAACCTCATCAGATAAAAAGTAATGGCTAGAATAAGTACCTACCCAGTTGATAATAACGTTACATTCGACGATAAGTGGATTGGAACAGATGCAAACGGAAGCGTTACAAAAAACTTTACGCCAGTAGGTATTGCTGACTGGATTAATTCAGCAAACGCAGTAGGTGTTGCTGGTCAAATGAATTTTAGGTTCCAAGCTGATATACTAGAAGGTAGAGAAGACGGGACAATATCATTAGACGGGGGGTCGGGCAGTTCTGTTGCTTTTAATAGTCTAACAACAATAAAAGTAAACAAATATAACGTTGGCATTACTTTAATTAACTCGTTTTTACAAGTAATGTTAAATGAGTACGTATTGCTTTGTAAAATAAATAATATAAACCTTTTCGGTATATATAAGGTTACAAGTATTGTTCAAGACACAGATGAGCCGGATTTTTATGATCTCGGCTTAACGCATGTAACATCAAACGGCTCACTTGAAGAAGACAAAATTTATGGTCTTATTTCTTGGCCATACAATGCTGCCGAGTCGGGTCTTTCGGATAAACATTATACACATAATCAAAACAGTGCGTCTGCTACATGGAATGTTACCCATAACTTAGGTAAATATCCATCCGTCAGCGTTGTATTGTCAACAGGCAAACAAGGTATTGCCGAAGTAGATCATATTAACAATAATTCATTAACTATATCATTAATGTCCGCAGAAAGCGGCAAGGCTTATTTAAACTAAACAAACATGGCGATCCCTTTTTTACAACACTTAGACCTTAAAAGCAAAGCGGAGCTACGTAACGCGCTATTGCATTTGACAACAGAAGCCTCTGCGACGGACGTAGAAGGTGCAATTATTTATGACACAGGCACAAACTCTTTAAAATATTACAACGGTAGTATATGGGTTGACCTAGATGGCTCTGGCGATATTACAGAGGTTGTAGCCGGAAGTGGTTTAACTGGCGGCGGTGGCAGTGGGTCTGTTACCCTTAACGTTGGACAAGGTAATGGTATTGTTGTTGCAGCTGATACTGTATCTCACGCTGACACTTCTAGTGTAAGTGATTTAACGGCTAGCTCACGCACCTATGTCACCGGGCTTACTTTTGATACATATGGTCACGTACAAACCGTTAGCACAGGAACAGAAACTGTTGTTGATACAGATAGATATGTAAATAGTGCTACATTTAACACGTCAAATGGTGAATTAACACTTACAAGAGCTGGTAGCGATACAGCCACTGTTGTAGTTGATTTAGATGGTCGTTATCAAATTGCAGGAACGTACGATAACTATGTATCTTGGACAATTTCTGATGGTTCAACCACTCAACCAATTACAAGCGGAAATACATTAACTGTTGTTTCAGGCGAAGGTATTGATGCTACTGTGTCTGCAACTGACACATTAACAATTGCTGCTGAAGTTGGTACTGCTGCTAACTTAGGGGTTGTTATTGTTGATGCAGGCGAAGGTATTGATGTTAGTTATTCATCAGGTACTGTAACTATTGAAGGGGAAGATGCAACAACAAGTAACAAAGGTATTGCATCATTCAATACAAATGATTTCTCTGTATCTTCTGGAGCTGTTAGTATTAAAACAGGCGGTATATCAAATACTCAATTAGTAAATGATTCTATTACAATTGGAGATTCTACAATTGCATTAGGTGGTACAGATACAACTCTTACCGGCTTAACTGATATTGATTTAACAGCTGGTAGTCATACAATCTTTGATAATGTTGGCGCAAACACGTTAACAATTGGTGCTGCTACTACAACTGTGGCAATTCCAGGAGATTTGGTTGTAACAGGAACTGTAACAACTAACAATGTTGAAACTGTATCTACCTCTAATGGTGTAATTTTTGAAGGTAATGCTGCTGATGCTAACGAAGGTACTTTATTAGCTGGAACACTTACCGCAGATAGAACATATACATTACCCGATGCAACAGGAACAATTGCTCTTACAAGTGATATAACTGCTGCTTCTCATGATCCTGTTACACTTGCTGGTTCTTATGATTACCTTACTCTTTCTGGCCAGCAAATTACATTAAATCAGATTGATTACAATACTGATATTAGTAACTTGCCAAGTATCCCAACTGTTAATAACGGGGAACTAACTGTTCAAGGAACTGGCGCTTTAAGCGGTACAGGAACATTTACTGCTAATCAATCAGGAAATACTACAATAACTATTACTCACGCAGATACTTCATCACAGGCTTCTGTAAATAATTCAGGCAGAACATATATCCAAGATGTTACCCTTGATACATATGGTCACGTTACTGGATTAGTTTCAGCTACTGAAACCGTAGTAGATACTCAACTAGCAACAGCAGCTTCGCTTATTGATTTAAGCGTAATGAATACGGCTAGCAGTGCAACTATCACTCATAACTTAGCATCTAAGAACTTAATTGTACAATTATACGATATAACAAGCGGACTAGTTGTCCACGCGGATGTTGACCATGTAAGCAATAACGTTATTACAGTTACATTTGCTGCAACAGGAGCTGATATGGTTACTGCTGGTATTGGCGATATTCGTGTAGTCATTATTGATGCTAAGAATGGCTTAACAGATATTACGCCTAGCTACGGAGTATAATATAAAAATTCAATAAATGGCGAATAAGTTTTTAAGTAATATAGAACTTGACGCTGGTTTAATAGATTCAACCAATAGCACCGGATCGTCGGCACAGATATTATCATCTACCGGCTCCGGTGTTAAATGGATTGATCGACCGGTAGAATCTTTTACAACTGTAACAAAAGCTCTAAATACGTTTACAATAGACTTAAGCGCTAACAATAATTTTTTGCTTAACGCGAGCGGGACCTTTTATATAGTGTTAAATAATAGAAGCACTAGCGTAGGTCAGTCTGGCACAATAATTATAAATAATACGGCTGCTACATCAGGGCAGGCTCTTCCTAGCTACATGTACACGCCTGAAGGGGCTACTATAGACTGGGTTAATACCAGCGGCGCTATTTCTATAATATCTTATATTGTATTTGAGGAGAATAAAGTGCTTTGTAACTACGTAGGTAATTTTCAATAAATTTAATGTATGAAGCAGATAGGTCTTTCTAGAGTTAATTTGTGGAATACTAGCACTAGCGCTACTACTTCACAATCCACATCTGTGAGCACCGCCACTTCGGCAAATACTTCTGTTTCTACAACAACTTCGTGGACGACAAGTAGATCTACTACTACATCATGGACCACGAGTCAATCAACTATCACAAGCTTTAGTACAAGCGTAACAACTAGCAATTCCACAATCACAAGTTGGACAACAAGCAGGTCTACGACTACATCTTGGACAACTAGCAGGTCTACCACTACCACGTTTAATACTAGCGTTAGCACAACACGTTCCACAACTACAACTTGGGTAACATCTAGATCTACCGTGACTAGCTGGATTACTAGCAGAAGTACAACTACAACGTGGGCTACTAGTGCTAGCACAAGTCAAAGTACAACCACTACCTGGACAACCACTAGGACGACAACTACATCTTGGACGACCAGCCAAAATACTACTACATCCTGGACAACTAGCCAATCGACTAGTCATACCACTACTACAACTTGGGTAACAAGTAAATCAACAACGACTTCTTGGACAACCAGTAGAAGTACAACCACAACATTTAGTACTAGTCAATCTACAAGTCACACCACAACCACAACCTGGGTGACAAGTAAATCAACCACCACAAGTTGGACTACATCTAGAAGTACAACCACTACTTTTAGCACCAGTGTTGTTACCAGTCAGTCCACTACAACAACGTGGGTTACCAGCAAATCAACTACAACAACTTGGACAACAAGTCAGAGTACCACAACTACATTTAATACCAGCGCGTCTACTAGTAGAGCGACCACAACAACCTGGACAACTTCTAGAGCAACTACGACTTCATGGACTACAAGCCAAAGTACTACAACAACATTCAGTACAAGTAGATCAACTAGTCATACAACCACCACCACTTGGTCTACGTCTAAGTCAACAACTACAAGCTGGACAACAAGTCAAAGCACTACTACTACTTTTAGCACTAGCGTAAGTACATCTCGTTCTACCACCACATCATGGACTACAAGCCAAAGTACTACAACTTCATGGACTACAAGTCAAAGTACAACCACGAGCTGGACGACAAGTAGAAGTACATCGCGTAGTACTACAACAACCTATACTACCAGCTGGACCACGAGTCAAAGCACTTCGCACACCACCACTACTACATATACTACGTCTTGGACGACCAGCCAGTCAACAAGTCATAGCACTACTACTACATATACAACTTATTATAATACTAGTAGAAGTACATCACATACAACAACCACAACTTGGCAGACAAGCAGATCTACAAATCAGTCAACAAGCAGGTCAACCACGACTACGTGGACAACATCTTGGACCACCAGTCAGAGCACGTCTCGTTCTACCACAACAACTTATACTACGTCTTGGACTACGTCGCAATCTACATCAACATCGCGTTCTACCACAACAACTTATACGACGAGCTGGACTACGTCGCAATCAACGACAACATCACGTTCAACGACTACAACCTATACAACTACTTGGACTACATCTCAATCAACAAGTACATCTCGCTCGACTACAACTACGTATACAACAACGTGGGCAACAAGCCATACTACGACTACAAGCTGGTCGACTACAACCACTTGGACTACTAGCCAGTCTACAAGTCGATCGACTACAACTAATTGGAGTACTAGTTATTCTACAAGTTGGATTACAGACAAGGCAACAACCACCTCGTGGACAACCACTTTTACAACAACTCAAGACGCTTCAACGTCTCGGTCTACAACAACAACCGTCTCCACTAGCCGACTTACATTAGTAACTATTAGCACTAATACCACAACAAGTTGGACCACAAGTTGGGCTACTAGTGTAACTACCACTAGATTAACAACAACAACTTGGGCTACCGGAGGCGATGCTAAAGCGAAAGCGGCTGAAACAAGTCGGACTACCACCACGTCATGGATAACAAGCCGCACGACAAGCCGCACGACAAGCCGCGACACAACAACATCATATCCAGCGGGAGTGACAACAGTTTGGAATACTACTGTTTCGACTACAACTTCATGGACTACGTCTTGGATTACAAGCCGATCTACAAGTTCGTCCACGATAACAAAAGTTACAACATCCAGGACTACGAGCATAGATTATAGCAGCTCTACAACCACAACCTATACCACAAGCTGGAGTACAAGTCGATCAACTACAGAATCACGTTCCACCACGACCACTTATAATACGTCACAGTCAACTTCTAAATCGACTACCACAACTTGGAATACAACTACGTCTTGGAGCACTAGTCAATCAACCAGTAAATCAACTACTACGTCTTGGAATACGACCACAAGCTGGACTACGTCACAGTCTACTAGCAAGTCTACAACTACGACTTATAATACAACAACTTCGTGGACTACGTCACAATCAACGAGTAAGTCTACAACTACAACATATACCACAAGCTGGACTACGTCTCAATCAACCAGTCAATCTACGACAACATCGTGGACTACTACATGGACAACTTACTTTAATACAAGCTCTAGCACAACAACAACATATACAACAACGTGGCAGACGAGTAACAGTACGTCTAGGTCCACAACAACAACATATACCACATCTTGGACAACATCAAGAAGTACGTCTAAGGATACGACAACCACATACACAACTAGTTGGACGACCAGTCAAAGTACATCGCATTCGACAACAACAACTTATACCACAAGTTGGACAACCAGCCAAAGTACTACAACCAGTTGGACTACAAGTAGAAGCACTACAACGAGCTGGACTACGAGTCAGAGCACTACAACAACTTTTACAACAAGTTGGAATACCACTCGGACTACAACCACAAGTTGGACTACTAGCCAGAGCACAACGACAACATTTAATACCAGCAGCTCTACAACAACAACATACACTACTTCTTGGAATACAACGAGGGCTACCACCACATCGTGGACAACCAGTCAGTCTACGACAACCAGCTTTAGCACAAGCAGCTCAACTACGACAACTTGGACAACAACGTGGGCTACAACAAGATCAACTACTACTTCTTGGAGTACTAGCCAAAATACAACAACTAGCTTTAATACCAGCCAGAGTACAACTACATCTTGGACAACAACCTGGAATACTACAAGAAGCACAACAACATCTTGGACCACGAGCAGTTCTACAACTACGAGCTTTAACACAAGTCAAAGCACGACTACAACTTATACCACTACTTGGAATACAACAAGAGCAACTAATACGTCTTGGACAACAAGTAGCTCAACCGTTACAAGTTTTAATACAAGTCAGAGTACAACAACTACTTATACTACGTATTGGACCACATCAAGAACAACAACTACGTCATGGACTACCAGCCAGAGCACAATTACAAGTTTTAGTACTAGCCAAAGTACCACAACAGTATATACGACTACTTGGAATACTACCAGGTCTACTGCAACTAGCTGGACAACAAATAGCTCTACAACCACAAGTTTTAATACAAGTCAGAGTACTACTACTACGTTTACAACTACCTGGTCGACTTCTAAATCCACTACTACTAGCTGGACAACATCTAGTTCAACGACCACAAGCTGGACAACAAGCTCATCTACAACAACTAGTTATACAACAACCTGGACGACCAGTAAAAGTACAACTACAAGTTGGACTACAAATAGAACAACGACCACAAGTTGGACCACTAGTGCATCAACGACAACAACGTGGGTTACCGCGTGGAATACAACCACAACATGGGCAACGTCTTGGACAACCACTTTTTCAACGCTTAGATCAAATTATAACACGTGGGTTAAAAGAATGTCTACCGTTAAAACGTACTTATCTTAATAGTTATTATACATATGTAATTATTATACTGAATATTATAATTAAATTTAATAAAATATGGAGATGTTTAATGGAAAAGTGCTCAAAGAAAGGATTGGGCCTTTGAAAAAAACAAAAAATCTTGATATTCTAGAACAAGTTGAAGGCTATGTTATTAGAAAATCAAAAGAAAATAGTTTAGAGCACAGCTACGATGTTATAGCGGAAGAGATGCCTTACTTTAAAACAATGGGGTATACAGAATACGCTACTAACTTTTATTGCCAACCTTTAAATTCTAAATTTAGAAATGAATCAATAATTGACGCGTATAACGACGATTGCGAAGTTTTAGATTACGCACAATATTTTCGTGATAATATTAAAAATAAACTTTCTAATAAGTATACCGATAGAAAGCAGAATTTTAATAAATACGATGATAAAGATTATTTAGTTGTTCTCCCTGGGTCTAATAAATTAAAAGAGGTTACTTGCCTAAATAAGCTTAGACACATAAAAGAAGAGCATGGCGATAATGTTTATTTTAAGCCGCACCCTATTACAACACATGCTATCATAGGAGAAATAAAAGATTTCTTTGGGGAAGAATGTATTTTACCCAGAGATATTGATATGTACTATTTTTTAGAAAAAGCAAAAAAAGTATATACAACTCATATTTCAGAAAGCGCTGTATATTCTGTAGCTTTGGGTAAAGAGATAGAACCTATAGACGTTTGGCATAAGCAGCATAGAGGATCTTTTTACGCAATAAACCATCAGCTGTTTGACTATCAACATGATGGTGCTAACTTTATAAATAAAGTTTTTTCAAGTAGCAAGTCAGGTTTGTTTAATCCAAGACTAGAAGATAATTGGAAAGAAAAAGTAGATAGTTATTTTGAATATGTAACTTCAAAAAGAGACAAGTATAAAAATTGGTATATAGATACACCAAATAAAAAAAAGTAAATTAAATTAAATCATTATGGCTAAAGCTAAAAAAATCTCAAAAAAGCAATTAGAAGAATTGCGAGAATTTGTAAATTTAATTAATCAAGGACAAGCCGAGCTTGGTAATATTGAAATGCAAAAACATTCATTATTGCACAAAATATCAGACGCTCAAGAAGACTTCAAAAAATTTCAAATTGGGCTTCAGGAAGAATATGGTATGGTTTCAATTAGTATTGAGGACGGAAGTTTAAAACCGCTTGAAGAAAAAGCTAATGAAACTAATTCGTAAGATTAGTATAGGTAAAGATTATAAGATAGACGCAATGCACTACTCTGTAGGACAAGAGGTTTACGGGGGGCATTGTATCTGTGATATAATTGAGGAAGAAGAGAAGTATTCCATATACATAGAAAAAAATAAAGAAGTTATTCTTTGGAAAGACTTCAATAAAAACATGGGTATTGCCGTAGAGTATAATTTAAATTACTAATGAGAAGTCTATATAATTTTATTGTAACACCGAAAGGTGATCGCACTACAAGCAAAACAGAAATAGACGGCAAAGAGTTAATGCTAAATACAGAATTGCAAAATCATCAATATGTAAATCGTATTGGTATTGTAATTGGCACACCTATAATTGGCGAAACAGAAATAAAGCCAGGCGACGAAATAATAGTACATCATAATGTATTTAGAAGATTTTATGATGTACGTGGCAAAGAAAAAAATAGTAGCAGTTATTTCGAAGAGGATATGTACTTTGTAACTCCAGACCAATTATACGCGCATAAACCCCCCGGTAGTATTTGGCAGCCAACAGAAGGATTTTATTTTGTAAAGCCTCTTAAAAATAACGAAGCATTTACTACCAATAAAGAAATAGTCGGCAAAGGCGTTATAAAATTTGGCGATGAAAATTTACCACCCGGTACATTAGTTGGGTTTAGACCCGGCGCTGAATATGAGTTTATCATAGATAATGAAAGATTATACCGCGTGCCATCACAATATATTACAATTAAATATGAATATCAAGGAAACGAAGAAGAGTATAATCCAAGCTGGACATCGGGCAGTTGAGGAATTAATTAAAGTAGCGGAAGAAAAAATTATAACCAATACCGAAGACGACGTTTCTGCAGATAGATTAAAAAACGCGGCAGCAACTAAAAAGCTAGCAATCTTTGATGCATTTGAAATATTAAATCGCATACAAGAAGAGGAGCGTATTTTAGAAAACAAGCCTAAAGAAGACGATACGCAAAAAGCTTTTTCTGGTTTTGCTGAAAGGAGATCTAAATAATGTCAAATACAAAATCTATAAAAGCTTATGTCATTTATATGAGCAACAATACGTTCTCGGTAGAAATGACTAAAGATACTATTGAATCTCTTGAAAAGTTTAATATAGAATATGAAATGTTTGACGGCATTGTAGGAAGAGATGGTGTTAATGTTTTAGAATCTTTTGGCGTTAAACCGTCTGCACATGTTGCTAGGGCGCAATGGACAAATGGTACAATTGGTTGTTTAGCCAGCCATTATCTTTTATGGGACAAGTGTGCTGATCAAGAAGAGCCTTTTTTAATACTTGAGCAAGATGGTGTTTTAGTTAGAGATCCTAAAGAAATTGTAGATCAGATAGAATTTGCATGTCATTTAGATGCTTTCCTTCCGTTTAATAACGGCAATAAAGATCCTAATTATAATCATTTTGAAGAATATAATAAGTCAATGTCTGTTTATGTGCCTGGAGTTAGCAAGCATCCGGAAAACAAATTTTATGGAAGTAATAAAATAACAGGCAATGTTTTTAGAGGAGCTTATGGTTATATTATAACACCAAAAGGGGCTAAAGCCGTTATAGATTTTATTAGTAACCACGGCGCATTCCCGGCTGATCAATGCCTATGTGAACGTGCAATGCCGCGGAAAAGAGCAAATAGTACATATGTTAGATTAAATCCATTTTTTGAAAGCTTAGAAATTCAAAGAAGGTTTTCGTCTAGATAAATTTTATATAATCAATAAACAATGTACGAGCAAACATTATATAAAATTGTAGAGCCTATAAAGTTAACCACCATTAATAGATTAAACAAGTCTAAAAAGTGGGAATATGGTTATAATAGAGAGCATGATGTTGTTGTAATTAGCAAGACAGGCCAGATAGGTGATATTATAGAAATACAGAACTTGCGCGTTGCATTGCCAAAAGAGCCGAAGTGTATAGCAAAAGGCGAAAACAAATGGACGCCGCAGGAGTACCCTAAGGAGCTTAAAAATATTAAGACTATATTCGACTGGGAAACATATCCAGATGAGTTTAAGGACACCTGGGGAGCTTATATTGATGAAGAGTTTACACGACGCGATGAAGGATATTGGTTTTATAGTAATAATATACCAACTTATATAACCGGAACGCATTATATGTACTTGCAATGGAGCAAGATTGATGTAGGTAAACCGGATTATCGCGAAGCAAACAGATTATTTTTTATATTTTGGGAAGCTTGTAAAGCGGACATACGATGTTACGGTATGTGTTATCTTAAAAACCGTCGTTCTGGTTTTTCATTTATGGCATCTGGTGAAGTCGTAAATCAAGCAACAATTACAAGCGATGCTCGTTTTGGTATATTATCTAAGTCTGGGGCTGATGCTAAAAAGATGTTTACCGACAAGGTTGTACCAATATCTGTAAACTATCCTTTTTTCTTTAAGCCAATACAAGACGGTATGGACCGTCCAAAAACAGAATTAGCATATCGCGTGCCGGCTTCAAAGCTAACACGTAAATCAATACAGGCGAAAGAACAAAGACAGCAACTAGAAGGTCTTGATACGACAATTGACTGGAAGAATACAGGTGACAACAGTTATGATGGTGAAAAGCTAAGGCTATTAGTGCATGATGAAAGTGGTAAGTGGGAACGACCAGATAATATATTAAATAACTGGCGTGTAACAAAAACAACACTTAGGCTTGGTTCTCGTATTATAGGTAAGTGTATGATGGGTTCAACCAGCAATGCACTTGATAAAGGTGGTGACAATTTTAAAAAGTTGTATTATGATTCAGATGTTACCAAACGAAACGCCAATGGACAGACTCGCTCGGGATTATATTCTTTGTTCATACCTATGGAATGGAACTACGAAGGATTCATTGATACTTATGGAGTACCTGTATTCAACACACCAGACGAACCAATAGAAGCGCCTGACGGAACATTAATAGAAGTAGGTGTAATTGATTACTGGCAAAATGAGGTAAGTGGATTAAAGTCTGATCCTGACGCGCAGAATGAATTTTATCGCCAGTTTCCACGCACAGAAGAACACGCATTCCGTGACGAAGCAAAAAATAGTATATTTAACTTAGTTAAAATACATCAACAAATAGATTATAACGGTGATATAAGATATAATGCACCTACAACTCGTGGCAGTTTTCAATGGAAAAATGGTATTAAAGATTCTGAAGTAATATTTACACCAAACCCACAAGGAAGATTTAATATAAGCTGGGTGCCACAAAGAGAATTACAAAATAAACAGATTGTAAAAAACGGCGTTAAATGTCCTGGTAATGAGCACATTGGTGCATTTGGATGTGACAGTTATGATATATCAGGCACGGTTGGTGGTAATGGATCAAAAGGATCATTGCACGGGCTTACAATATTTAGCATGGAAGATGCACCACCAAATACATTTTTTTTAGAATATATTGCAAGACCGCAAACAGCGGAAATGTTTTTTGAAGATGTACTTATGGCATTGGTGTTTTACGGTATGCCGTTACTTGCTGAGAATAACAAACCTAGGTTATTATATTATTTAAAGCGCAGAGGTTACCGTGGTTATTCAATGAATAGACCAGATAAAATTTGGAATAAGTTATCTGCAGCCGAAAAAGAAATAGGAGGTATACCAAACTCCAGTGAAGATATAAAGCAAGCACACGCTGCTGCAATAGAATCTTATATTGAAAAATACGTAGGATTAAAAGAAGATGGTACATATGGTACTATGTATTTTAATGATACATTAAATGATTGGGCAAGGTTTGATATAAATAATCGAACAAAATTTGATGCCGCAATCAGTTCAGGGTTGGCAATAATGGCTTGTAATAGACATTTATACCGCCCAGTTGGTGAAATACAAATACAAAAGTTAAATATAAATATAGGCCGGTATAATAATAACGGTGGAAGATCAAAAATAATAGAGCATTATGGCTGAACCAGTTGTAAAAAGTTATTTTCCAAGCCAAATCGCTAGTGATTTAGAAAAGATTACCCCTGAGTATGGACTTAAGGTAGCCAAAGCTATAGAACACGAATGGTTTAAGCGGGATTCCGGTACTAATCGGTATTATAACAATCAAAACACTTTTCACCGCCGCAGATTGTATGCGCGTGGTGAACAATCAATTCAAAAGTATAAAGATGAATTATCTATTAATGGTGATTTGTCTTACCTTAATTTAGACTGGAAGCCTGTTCCAATTATACCTAAGTTTGTGGATATAGTTGTAAATGGCATGTCAGATCGAATGTTTGACATTAAAGCGTTCTCGCAGGACCCATATGGTATGAGTAAGCGTACAGAATATATGGAGTCTATATTGCGTGACATGAAAGCTAAAGAGCTTGATAAATTTATTGAAGAAAACTTTGGTATAAAAACGCAAGAAAACGATCCTGAAATGCTTCCTGATTCCCAAGAAGAATTAGAATTGCATATGCAGCTTAGCTACAAGCAAGCAGGCGAAATTGCTCAAGAGCAAGCAATTAATACAATATTAGAAGGTAATAATTATGATTTAACACGCCGAAGAGTTATATATGATTTAGTAACAATTGGCATGGGTTGTGTTAAAAATAATTTTTCAACATCAACAGGCGTTACTGTAGAGTATGTAGACCCTGCTGATATTATTTATTCTTATACGGATTCTCCATATTTTGATGATATTTATTATGTAGGTGAAATTAAAACAATACCTATTAATGAATTAAAGAAACAATTCCCTAATCTTACTAATGAAGAATTAGAAGATGTTACAAAACAAGGAATTCAAAATACAGATTTTTACCACAGAACAATGGACGAGACTAATAACATCGATCAAAATTCTGTACAAATATTGTATTTTAATTATAAAACCTATGCTAACGAAGTATACAAAGTAAAAGAAACTGCTACTGGCGCGTCAAAAATATTAATTAAAGATGACCAGTTTAATCCTCCAACGGATGTATTAGATGGCAACTTTGAAAAAGTATCACGTTCGCTTGAGGTATTATACGAAGGAGCATTAGTGCTTGGCACAAATACATTACTTAAATGGGAGCTTGCTAAAAACATGATGCGCCCAAAGAGCGATTATACTAAAGTTAGAATGAACTATAGTATTGTTGCCCCTAGGATGTACAAAGGTCGCATTGAATCATTGGTAAGCCGCATTGAAGGTTTTGCTGATATGATTCAGCTAACACATTTAAAGCTACAGCAGGTATTATCGCGCATGGTGCCAGATGGAGTTTATCTTGATGCCGATGGTTTAGCTGAAATTGATTTGGGCAACGGTACAAATTATAACCCACAAGAAGCACTTAATATGTTCTTCCAAACAGGTTCTGTTATTGGTAGATCATTTACTTCAACCGGGGATATGAACCCTGGTAAAATGCCAATTCAAGAGTTGCAAAGCGGAGCAGGAGGTAATAAATTAGGCGCATTAATTAATACATATAACTATTATTTACAGATGATCCGTGATGTTACGGGTCTTAATGAAGCACGTGATGGTAGTATGCCAGATAAAAATGCTTTAGTTGGCATTCAAAAAATGGCAGCAGCAAATTCAAACACTGCGACACGCCACATACTACAAGCTGGTTTATATTTAACCGCAGAAACGGCTGAATGTTTAAGTTTACGCATATCTGATATAATAGAATACTCGCCAACTCGCGAAGCATTTATTCAGAGCATCGGTGCTCACAATGTTGCAACTTTAAGTGAAATGGTTAATCTTCATCTTTACGACTTTGGCATATTTATTGAATTAGCCCCTGATGATGAAGAAAAGCAATTGCTTGAGAATAATATTCAAATGGCATTGTCTGCTGGGTTAATTGAACTCGGGGATGCTATTGATTTACGGGAAATTAAAAATATTAAGTTAGCTAATCAGCTACTTAAAATACGCAGACAAAAGAAATTACAAGCTGATCAAGCAATGCAGCAGGCTAATATTCAAGCACAAGCCCAAGCAAATGCTCAAGCACAACAAGTTGCAGCACAGGCAGAAGTACAAAAACAACAAGCATTAATTCAAATGAACATGCAAGTTGAGGAAATGAAAGCAAAACTTGCAAATCAAAAATTAATGCAGGAAGCAGAAGTTAAAAAAGAATTGATGCAACTTGAATTCCAAATGAACATGCAGCTTAAAAACATGGAAGCTGAGGTTTATAAAAGCAAAGAAGGATTTAAAGAAGACCGCAAAGATGAACGTGTAAATAAGCAAGCATCTCGTCAAAGTGAGCTTATTGATCAAAGACAAAACAATACAGGGCCAAAGAATTTTGAATCAGCAGGCAATGACGTGCTGGGTGGCTTTGACTTAGGTTCCTTTGAACCCAGGTAATATAAATAAGTGTATAATTATATAATATTTTATC